TTGGAAGCTAATCATGGACAGAATACTCCCTGTGGGGGCATTTGAACGAGAGGTGATAAAAGATGCAGGAAGAAGTGCGATTCAGATTAACATCACTGGTGTCGGAAGCACAGAAATTCTTGGAAGCTCTGAAAACGGAAGCACAATCGAAGGTGAGTACACTGAAGAGTAAGATCTTTGGTTGTAACTGCGGTTGTGAGGACTGCTCAGGTTGAAATACTTTACTAGAGAAGAGTTTAACTGCCAACATACTGGTGAGAACCGTATGGAGGACGAGTTTCTACTCAAGTTAGACCAACTCAGGGACAACTGTGGTTTCCCTTTTGTTATCACCAGCGGCTACAGAAGCCCTAGCCACCCCATAGAAGCTAAAAAGGACGTACCGGGAACCCACGCGCAAGGCATCGCAGCAGACATAAAAATAACAAACTCTGCACACCGGTACGCACTAATAAGAGAAGCTCTGTCTATGGGATTTAGTGGTATAGGGGTCGCTGGTGACTTTATTCACGTAGATACACGGGGTACTGCTCCGGTAATCTGGACGTATTCCTAATGCTATTTTCTAAACACGAAACATTAACCACTACAGATACGACCACCATATTTGAAGTTCCTAACGGTTACTCAGCACACTGGAATCTGCTGTTTATAAGCAACCACGGCGGGTCTACTAACAACGTAACTATTTTTGTAGACAACGATACGGACGGAGACGGAACATATACAGACCAGTTTTACGTTTTTGACGGTAAACAGGTTACGTCTAAAGACTTTCTTCAGGTATCTGATGCTGTGTTTGTGTTGCACCCAACAGACCGCATACGAGCGTCTACGTCTTCTGCTGGTGATGTTACAGTACTTGTAACTTTTGATTTGATCTATACTGGCATATCTTTTTCTAATTTTAATACAAACTAATATGATTACTATTGTTGGTGCTGATTGGTGTCCTGCGTGTCAGCGGGCTAAGAAACTAGCTAAAGAGTTTGACTTAAAGTACAAGTACGTACACATACCTCCGGGTCAAGCAGGATGGGACTTAGTAGAAGAACTGACAGGCAAACGGTCTATACCACAGATATTTTACCACTTCGGTGGGTCAAAAGAGTTTAGAGAAGCCCTCAACAGCGTAGGAGAACTTACACAATGAAATCAGTAAACGAAATGGTACTAGGTTTTGCAGCAGTACTCTTTGCCTCTCTGGTTACTATAGTAGCCAAAGCAGAAACCGTTATCAACTACGACGATGGATCTACGTACACACTAGAAGAAAACCAAGAAATCTACATTAGCACCCCCAACAGTGCTCTGTTCAAGAGACAACTGATGAGCAACAAAGACACGTTCTTTAGAGTACAGAAACCGTGGACTAAGCGTGACTACGTACCACAACCTGCTGATGATTTTGCTGTAGGATCACACGAGTGGTGCAAGGCGTACGTTCCGTGGTCTGAAGGTTTAACCTTTGACATGATCTCATGGCAACGCTCCTGTGACACCAACAACGATGGTAAGTACGGCTGTGGTGACGCTAAGTTTGATAACTCAGATGACGCTGGAGTTTGCACAAACTAAGTGGAAGTATTTTTAATAGGCTGTATAATGATGCTTCCTATGATAACTGGAGGCATCACTTTTTACTATAGCTGGAAAGTGTGTGACTGATCTAAACGTACAACTGTTGCCGTGGCAGCAGGAAGTCTACACTGATCCTACTAGGTTTAAGGTAGTCGCTGCAGGACGGAGAACAGGGAAGTCCCGTCTAGCTGCTTGGATGTTAATCATCAATGCTCTACAGACCGACAGAGGTCAAGTTTTTTACGTTGCGCCTACGCAGGGCCAAGCAAGAGACATTATGTGGCAAACCCTGCTAGAGCTAGGACACCCTGTTATCTCAGGTTCGCACATAAACAACCTGCAGATCAAGCTGGTCAACGGGGCCACGATTAGTCTCAAGGGAGCCGATAGGCCAGAGACAATGCGTGGTGTGTCCTTGAAGTTTCTCGTGATGGACGAGTACGCAGACATGAAACCTGACGTATGGGAGCAGATACTCCGTCCAGCACTGGCAGACCAAAAGGGTTCTGCTATGTTCATAGGTACGCCTATGGGACGTAACCACTTCTACGAGTTGTACAAGTACGCGGAGTTAGGGGACGATGAGACTTACAGGGGCTGGCATTTCACCAGCTACGATAACCCGCTGTTGGACGCCTCTGAAATCGACATGGCGAAGAAATCAATGTCGAGTTACGCCTTTAGACAAGAGTTCATGGCCTCGTTTGAAGCCAGAGGCTCAGAGATGTTTAGAGAAGACTGGATACAATTCGGAGAAGAACCAGAGGACGGAGACTACTACATAGCTGTTGACCTCGCTGGTTTTGAAGAAGTCAACAAGAAACGAACAAAGAACTCTAAACTAGATGAAACCGCAATCGCTGTTGTTAAAGTTAGTCCTGATGGTTGGTACGTTGATAACATTATATATGGGCGGTGGAGCCTTGACGAGACTGCCACCAAGATATTTCAGGCGGTCAGAGACTACAGACCCATTAGCGTTGGTATTGAGCGAGGAATCGCAAAGCAAGCAGTAATGAGTCCTCTGTTGGACTTACAGAAGCGCTACGGCACGTTCTTTAGGGTCGAGGAACTAACCCACGGTAACAAGAAAAAGACTGACAGGGTGATGTGGGCTTTACAAGGACGCTTTGAAAACGGTTACGTAACACTAAACAAGGGCGAGTGGAACTCAAGATTCTTAGATCAACTGTTTCAGTTCCCAGATCCTCTGACACACGATGACTTGGTTGACGCCTTAGCTTACGTAGATCAGTTAGCACAAGTAGCGTACCACTACGATTTTGAAATTGATGACCACGAAATACTAGACGTAGTAGCAGGATACTAAAGTGGAAAAAGAAGTTTTTAGAAAGTTTAATACCTATGGCATCTACGCTATTTCTGCCGTAGTGTTTTTTACACTGGGTTACAGCGTAGCAATACTCTAAGGACAATACTATGGCAGAAGAAATCTTAAGTCCAGATCCTCTGATGATTGAGGAGTCTCTGGAAGAGTGGGTAATGACCAAGTGTGAAAACTGGCGTGATTACTACGAGTCTAACTACGAAGCAAAGTTTGAAGAGTACTACAGGCTCTGGAGAGGGCAGTGGGATCCCGCAGACTCCCAGAGAGGATCAGAGCGTTCCAGAATCATTTCCCCCGCGTTACAACAGGCTGTAGAGTCTAACGTAGCAGAGCTAGAGGAAGCCACGTTTGGCAGAGGTAAGTGGTTTGACATTGCTGATGACACTAACGACAAAGACAGACAAGACATCCAGTACCTCCGTAACAAACTTACAGAAGACTTTGACAACACAAAGGTACGCAAGGCTGTAGCAGAGTGCCTGATTAACTCAGCAGTCTTTGGTACAGGCATAGGTGAGGTAGTTCTTGAGGAGATCAAGGAGATGGCTCCTGCTACTCAGCCCATCATGGACGGACAGTTGCAAGCCGTAGGCGTCAACATCACCGACAGAGTAGTAGTTAAATTGAGGCCGGTGTTGCCTCAGAACTTCCTTATAGACCCTGTAGCAACAACTGTAGAAGACGCTATGGGTGTTGCTATTGACGAGTTTGTGTCTAAACACTCCGTAGAGTTACTGCAGGAACAGGGCGTGTACAGAGAGGCTTACATTGAGTCTGCTGCTCCTGACACAGACCTAGAGCCAGACCAAGACCTCACGATCTACAACGATGACAAGGTAAGGTTAACCAAGTACTACGGACTCGTGCCCCGTGAGTTGCTTGAGGCTGAAGACGTAGACGTAGAAACTGATTCTATGTACGTTGAGGCTATCGTTGTTATCGCCAACGGTGGCACTCTCTTGAAGGCTGAAGCTAATCCGTACATGATGCAAGACCGTCCTGTGGTTGCGTTCCCTTGGGACGTAGTGCCCGGAAGGTTCTGGGGTCGTGGTGTGTGCGAGAAGGGCTACAACAGCCAGAAGGCGCTGGACACTGAGCTACGGGCTAGGATTGACGCCTTGAGTCTCACGATTCATCCAATGCTCGCTATTGACGCCACTAGGTTGCCTCGTGGGGCTAAACCAGAAGTACGTCCGGGCAAAATGATTCTAACTAATGGAGATCCTCGTGAAGTACTTCAACCGTTCAACTTTGGGCAAGTGGGTCAGATCACTTTTGCACAAGCTCAGGCGCTTCAACAGATGGTACAGCAAAGTACAGGAGCCGTTGACTCTGCAGGTATTG